TTCAAGTGCATCGGCTGTTTTTGCTATACTTTTTGCCTTGATACTTTCCATAATTGAACTTTGTGGCCCACGATGTGAATTTTCATCGCCGCCCTCGTCGGTAATTCGCATGGTTTCGATGTTATATTCTAAGTCAATTTTTTGACCTACACCTGTACTGCTACGAGATTTCATACACTGTATTTGATACTTGCCGCGTTCTCGCATAGCCCTGCTGGTAAAAATACCAAACACATTATCTGCTGTGTTAATTTTACTGATACCACCGGAAATATGACTATGATCAAACTCTACTTCTTCTACTGCGCTTCTGTTAAGCTGACTGGCTGTAACCATAAGCATACCTAGTTCTTTGGCCAGGTTACGTAATTCCTCACTGACATATTTGTCTTTAACAAACAAATCGTTTGGACTTACTTTAGCCGATACTGGCATCAGCAGATCTAAGTAATCAATCATTACAAAGTCAACTTTTTTGCCAGTCTGTACTTGAAACTCTTTAAGATAGGCTCGAATGTCATTGATGTTACTTTGTGCAGGCATGCCCTTGACCTGGTATGTGCCAGATTTTTTAGCCATTAATTTTACCTTGAGCTCGGTGGTACCAATGTCTTTTCTAATTTCCTTAGTGCTCATATTTGTTAACATAGCATCAGTTCTAAGACTAGTAAGTTCTTCGGATAGCTCTAATGTAATATAAACCCCATTTAGACCTTGCTGTAGCCAATTCAAAGCAATGTTCATCATGACCAGACTTTTACCAGATCCACTTCCGCCGGCAAAGATATTAAGTTCTCCTCGATTAAAACCACCATAGAGCAGTCGATCAAGTTGTGGCCAGCCTGTGCTTACCTGCCCACCACTATTGAAATATTTTTCAATTCGAGATTTAGGATCAGCAAAATAATCAGTGCCCATCTCTTTAGTAAGACTTATCTGTACTGCATCTTTGATTAGCTTTTCTACTGGATCAAAATCTCCCTTTTCAAGTAGGTCGGCTGCTTTGAGAATAGCACGTTCTAGTTCCTGACGTTTGGTAAAGGACTCAAACTCATTCATAAACCAGTCATAGTGACCTTCGTTTAAATCTGCAATTGGTTGTAGTGTAACTCCGCAGGCAGCCGCTACTTGAGTTCTTTCAGGCAGTGTCTTATATTTGTCGGCATGTTCCTTGATAAACTGTGCTGCCTTGCGCAGACTCTTGTCAAAGTTTTCTGGGTTATAGATATTTTGAACACGCACATAACTTTGTGCATCCTCAAGTATCATTTCTAGAAACAATCGTTGAACATTAGTATCATAATCTTTTAACAAGATTTCTTTTCCTTAGTTGAATTTTAATTTTGCTGGTTTCCCTAGCCTGCATTATAGTTAGCAAGGTTGTTAATCGACCATATTTAACCACAGCATCATTAACATCTTTTACGTCATCTTCCCAGTCAGGGATGCTCACTGCCCAACCAAGCTCTATTGCTCGGTCTACAAGATCCATGCCTGCATAATCTTGATCTGGTACAACTGTGATATTTTTTCCTAGGTTTCTAATTAATCTAGCCTGTTTGTCGCTGATAGTATTGTGCATGACTGCAAGACCGTCAATTGAAAGTGCATCAAATATGCCCTCAACAACAATTATGTGCTGCCATTCGCTACGTTGTAAATCGGTACCAAATACATAGCCCGGCTGTGTGTGATTAATATACTTTGGTGATTTATTATCTAGGAATCTAACTGTCCATCCTACCATTGTACCGTCATAGGTAAACGGTACAATCACATGCGGCCTAGTCCAATGGACGCCATCATTGTGTATAACAGACAAGGTGGGAAAATCTTCGGGCACTAGGCGAGACCTAAGATACTGCCAGTGTGTGGTGTGGTCGGGCGTTATTAGCTCGGCGTGTGGCGGCAAGTCGTTAAATTCATTAAATGAAACATCGCCTAATTCGTTTAATAACCGAGTTCGATCTGTGATCAAACCGTTAATACTTTTGAATTTTAAACTTTCTAAATTTATTTTTTCAATTTCTTGATCAGGTACTCCTAACCAACTAAGCAGTTTTTTTGTTTTATAGGATAGTTGTCGGCCAGGTACAAAGCTAGACTTGTAGCCGCAATTAAAACAATGATAACTCCAGCCATCGTCGGCAAATTTTATTCCACCACGCTGGCGCTTATCAGTTTTCTCTCCGTTATGTGCACAGCAGACTGCATTGAAACTTATCCATCCGGATGGTGTCTGTTTTCTTTTAAACGGTAGATACGCAAGGATGTCTATCATCCTTTAAGTATAACACGATCTATGTGAGAAATCAAGTAATCAGAAATCAGCTTGTGCCCAATTTCATTGGGATGGCCGCCAGATTTGTAAATTGGTTGCTTGGGTTGATTTAGTTCTTTAAGAACGTTTCTTAATCCATTGGCTCCAGTAACTAAATGATCATTGCAAACAGGAGGAACACTAATTGACAATTGAATTATTGGCAATTTTCGAAAATATTGTTGGCCGGTAAAAAATTCTATGCTTTGTTTAAAGTTAAGAATTTCTAGTTCTGGGCATTCGGTTAGTACCATATAAGACTTTATCATGTTTACCCATTGATCGCCTCGATCTCGGTTCCCGCTGTGCACCCAACTACTGTGAACAAACTTGTTCCAGGGCGGGTCGTTAGCATAGCTTACGTGTTCTGGATTATAAAAACTAGTACGATTGCCATCGGTATGTCCTACAACAACCAAGGTGTCTGATATGTCTTGCTCGTGCTCAAGCCACCATAGGTAGCACCAAATTGCACTTTGCAAGCTGCCGCCGGGCCAACCAAAATTAGTAACAGGCACATTATAGTGTTTGCCCAATTGTCCTAAAAAACAATTGCTTTCTCGGTAAACTGTGTTTTCTATCAAAACAGGATGAGCCTGTGGATGCGACTCTAAATCTGGAGACAAGAGTTCATCGCCCCACATCCAGGAATCGCCAAATCCTACTATTTTTGTAAATGTCATCGATAAGAAATTAGATCTATGTTCCCGTTGCTTACACCGAGCTCAACTCGTATGTATGGGTGATATCCTTCAATGTTTATTCCTCGACGTTCCGTAGCATGTACAAAATCAATAGAAGTCACTGTGTTTCCTGTTTGTAAATCTTCAAATGGCACTGTGTACCATTCTACAGTATTAGACGTGGCCGCAGTAGCGGCTTGAACAGAAATGTGCCCAGTAAAGTCTAGACTATCCAACTGCATGGTGGTAAGTCGAGAACCGTTTGTGGTTAGTGTGCTTGTATAATAGATACTGCTGTCAGGGGCCTGACTAGGTATGGTAAGTTCTTGGCTGGCAACAAATGACGGAAATACACTGTCTACTATTTCAATATCGCCACGAGCATTACTATAGTCATCAGTTAAAACGGCCTGGTTTAGTACACCTGAACTTACTTCTAGGCTCCAGGATGCAGGTTGTGCTTCCATATGAGTAGTTTCAGCCGCAGTAATTGTAACCTTGGCGCGACCAAGACTATTACTTAGACTGACTAATTCTTTGGCTATAAGTAAGTTTTCACCGTTTTGACTTATGATACGAAATGTAAATGTAGAGCCGGTTATATTAACAGGTTTTTGATCTTGATTCTGAAATTGAAACAAAATTACATTATCTACACCTAAGTTGAGTTTTAGTTTTTTGGCGTACACTGGTTGCCACCTCCGATCAAAATAATTACCCGTGACGTCTACCAACATAACCGATTGGATTTGCTGATATAAATAGGCTGTGGTTGAATACATAACGATAACGAGTTCCTTGAATATTTATGGGTGAAAACATGTTCCGTATTCTTACCAAACGATATCCATTTATCACATTATGCGTTTACGCTGATATGGAATACGTTGGTATAATACAAAATCAAGATACCACTGTCACAACTATATATGATTTTGGCAGTATTATTGATCGAGAAAAAAAGCAAAAGTTTCTCGATCTTGCCAGCGTCTGGTGGTGGGAAAGTAATCGTAGCATTCCTATAAACATATTCCTTAAAAAAGAATGGGAGATGTTTAGGCCCTATTTAAGAACGTTTAGCAACAAAGATTTAACCATACTACACGGCCCAGTATGCAGTTTAGCTGACATTAGTAAAAGAAAAACAAAACGAAAATCTATTGTGCTAGTACGAAAAATAGATTAATGCTTGAAGTTAAGCTTACAATTATAATTTATAGGCCTGGTGCCTGTGGCGATTTCCTAGCTGGCTGGTTGGGGACTCTCCCAAACCATGTAAACAGTAATTGGTCTATTGATCCGATTACTGGAAAAAGCACCGGAAAAATGTCAGTTTTAAAACGCCTGGACAAACAAAACACCTTAGAAAACCTACTATTACCTTTTGATATTAAACTATCAAAATCAAGCAATTTAACATGGGCCTGTACAAACCACGAATCAGATAAATCCGCTCTTGAATATGTGCAGAAAAACAACCAGGCAAACTTAGTTTATATTGATCATAGCACTGCTAATCAAGAAGATCTTATCTGGAACTACTATGTAAAAATGTTTCTTTCACAGGACCGATCATTGTTTAACATTAAAACTGACAGTATTTGGTACGTTGATAGTTTTATTAATCAATCTTTGATTTCTAATATTGACAGAATAAATTACGTCAAATCTAAACTGATTGGTTCCCAAGAACACATGTTTGATCAATTAGATAACCTTGAAGGTAGTACAATTTTAGATTTTAGCAAAACTTTTGTACCCGGTGGTTACAATTATCTAAAAGAAAAATTGCACATTAATGTGCCAAAACGCAACGCCGATTACTGGGATAGTCAGTTAGATTTTATTCAATCACCTGATGAGTTAACAGTGTGGGGACACACATGGCGCCGGAAAGATTTTTCCAGTTACTGGACTATTAATCAGTAAGATTCATGTGAAGTACAACTAACTGAGCATAGCTTATTGCGTGTGATTTTTTAAACACAAATCCTTGTGTTGAATCCCCGTCCCATACGGTATCAAATACCTGGTCCCAGGATTTGTTTTGCAAATGAGCTTTTCCTGGACGTATTATACTAATAAACGCTGCCATTTTAAGCAGGGAATCTGGCTGCATAGACTTTAGTAATTCAGTATAGTTACCAATGTGCACAAGACTAGACGCCCAAGCACTGTCAGTCCATAGTCGTGTCCAGTTAGGTTCTTTTGCCAGCATTTTATCATAGTGATCATAGTCTGAAATTAACTGATAAACACTCATATTCAAAAAATCTAATTTGAAATAACCCCGAAGTTCGGCTTCTTTGTAGTCTATGCTGGCGCACTTTAGAACGGCATCATATGGAATGTCTGTTACATATATACCCGATGCGTGTGGTCGTGCTTGATCGTTAGACTCTAGTCTAGCCGGAATATGCTTCAACAAACACAGAGCAAGATTTCTGTCGGCAAAATCAATATCAATATCGGCGCTCATGATACAATGTCTATAATTTCTTTTGTGTGTGTAAACCAATTGGCTTGATTTTCAGGTATGTTAACATTATAAACTAATTCTAACTGTGAGTCTATATATGCTTCTTCCAGTAGATTAAACTTGTCCAATTTGCAAGAACGTCGGTTATGAACATCATTTAAAACTTGTGTACAACGTTCTAGGCTATTTTGATAGGGTTGCCTGCTTAAAAATTCTTGATGTAATTCCAGAAGCTTGACTCGATCTGGTCGTTGAAGCCCCAGCCATGTGGCTATTCTTGTCAGGTGAGCTAGTAACAGATTAAAATCATAGAAGCTGGTAAATGGAAACTCGTATACTTGGCAAGACTCAGGGTAGTACATACTGCGCTGTTGTTCTATAAATCCATTGCGATCGGGATACTTAAATCCTATTTTAAAGAACTCGCGTAAAATAAAACGCGGACAATCTGGGTGATCTTTATCTAACTGTAAAATTTGTAGATTGTGAACGTCATTGCACTCGGTTAAAATTTTCTTAGGCAAATTGCGGTAATCTTCAATACTATTAATGTTGGGCCATGATGGGTCTGCTACTGAATTATAGGCAGTTAAAAATTGATTAGTAAAAAAGCCAGTGACAAGATTATCTAACACCCATTTATAGTCGCTGGTGTTTAATTTATTATAGGTATCATGTTCTAGTGTATCGGCGTCGATACTGTCTTGGGACGCTCGCAATAGACTAATAGATTGTAGTGGTAAAAGATCTCGGCTGTTAATTCGAACACTTATCACCGGACAGTTTTCAAGCGGAATATTATAAATGCTGTAATGGTTACAGAAAAAAATCTGCTGTTCTAAATACTGCTTTTTATGGCTTGCCCCGTGTAGATTAAATGGAGTGCTTTGAGCTGTAGAAACATTGCCAAGAAATTTATTACAAATAAATTCTAAAAAATTTCCATGACTACCGGGTAAAAAATCAATAGAAATCATTACCAGCCTTTTTTACTCAGGGTATCTTTTACATATTCGGCGTCGGCGGCATATTCTGCAAACTTTTTACCCCAGGTGTCTGTATCAATGTATGGCCATACCATGGCAATTTGACCGGGGTTAAGTCGAGATAGTAGTTCGGTTCCGGAGTCAGTGTTATACAACACCCAGGCACTAACACGTCCGGTTGAAATCAGATGACATATTTTATTTTCATTTCCGTAACGTAAAAAATCATGTGCCGGATTCTTGGTTTCTTCGTGCCAGGTCAAAGCGGATTCTTCGGCCCGACTCATAGCATCTTTTACGTTTTCTTTTTTAAGATAATCTAATAGATATTCGGAATAGATACTGTCTTTACACCAATGATCGATTTTTTTATTTTGCCGCACTAGCCAATCTATAAAGGTTGCTGTATTGATTGCTCGTATACTAACACAATAACGACCAAATTTAACAAAGGCTCTATAGTAGGAACTTTTTACAAAATCGTCCCAGGATTTAAGCTTGGCCGATCCTTGTGTTATCTCGTAAAATTTAAGGTAAGCACCAAGTCCAATTTGGACTCCAACTTCGTCCCGCTCTAAATGGCGTCGCTTTTGTTCGCAGGTATGTACGGCCAGACTAGTTTCTCTAATAAAACTTCTTCCGCAATGATTGCATTCAAATGACATTATAGCTTTAACTTATCTTTTATTTGTTTAACAAACTGCTCTGAAAGTTTGCGGTCGGCAAACCAAGACTGGTTATATTCTGCACAATCATAGTTGTCTCTGTAGATATTACAGCATTTATCATAATCCCACAATGCCATTTGATTAGAAATATAAGAAATTTTTTCCAATATTGGTAGGTCTAGATCAATGTCTGGTATTGCAAATCCAAACTTTTTAAGAACGCTAACCGCTCCTGGGTTACCTAACGTCATGAATAAGCATCTGCTTCTAATAGGCTTCCAAGTTTTCTCACTAAAGAAAACTATATCTGTTTCTGTATTGCTTTCGCCAGTGATGTTTATAAAAGCCGAATACGCATTGTGATTGTTTGAATAATCAACCACAGTTGAATCATGACGCAATTTATCTTGATATTCGTCGTTGTCGACATTTAGATAAAAAGGAGCATGGTCTAATAGATTAATATTGTGCCCTAGATGTTTGACTGCATCGTTGTGAATAAATGACTGCTGTTGAGTAAAATTATTTACATTTATTGCAAAACAATCTTGGTGAGTAATCGCAGACCTACATTGTTGGTAAAGATACAATCGATGAAACCGGGACTGGTTTGACAAAAAACTAAACCTAAATTTCTTAGGTTGATCAACTTGGTAGTTTAATTCTGTTTGTTGTCTAAATAGCCAGCCTGGATAATAGACAAAATTACAATCTTGTGTAAAGTAATCAAGTGCATTTGCTGAGAAAATTTTTAGTTCAATGCCATTTTGTTCTGCCAGTTTAATAAGATAGTTGTGGCAATGACTTGAGAATGGGTTAGAATCCAACATTAATAAAAGTGGTCCAAGAGATTCTTGAAACTTAGACAGCACCTCTATGTTGTATTTGTCAATTTGTCCGGTGTCTTGATTTAAGGAATTTGGATACTTTAATTCACTTTCGTGGACTAGCCCATAGTTGGTTAAAATTTTTTCAATACCTAGTCTGGCAAATTCAGACGGGTAGTGTGACAGCAAATTACCTAACATTCTATACTTTGTTTATTCGCCGCAGTCCTTGTGATATTGTTCTAGATCTTTTTTAGAAACCAACTTGCTCATAATTTCTATATCACTTAATTTCATGTTAGGGTAAATTTTCAGTAAACTTTTTTTAACATCGTTGCTGCCTTTTTCTTTTTTCTTTGCACCAATCCAATTATGACGTTGTGTACCAAGTGCCGGGCTCACTGCTGTGGCCAATAGCCACTGTAGTTTAGGATGGCGATTAATGGCAAAAAAATGTTTATTAACATAATGGTTACAACTTTGTATGTAGTACTCTTGTAGCTCTTGCGAGCCTTCTACGGTACTGCTCCAACGTATCATTAAAAATGGCGAAAACTTTTTGCGCTCTTCGTCACTGAGCTCGTCATAGAATGATCTATTCTTTAGATCAAGGCAGCGCATTTCATTTTGAATATGCAACTTATCACTCATCTTTTATTCCGTAAGGTTACGTTTATAATGTTAATGTTATCTTTTATCTTTGTCAACTCTTTTTTTAGACGCTTTAGTTCTTGTCCTTGCTCATCAATAAAAGACTGCAAACTATCTATGTGCTGACGTAAACGACCTATCTCTTGTTTTGAATTGTCGTCTGCCACCCCAGGTGGTCTTTCTTTATGAATGTATTGCTCGGACATTTACCAGGCCTTATTATAATCTATAATTTCACAATTCCTGCTTATATCTTTTACAAAATAGATACATTCAGGCTTTGTGCTACTATTTAATGGGACACATAACATTTGTCCGTTCTTGAGTTTAGGTGCAAACCAGGTTACATCATGGTAAACATCAATGATTTCTATTTCTAAAAAGCTTGGTCTAAAACTTGTAAGTGGGTTAAACTGAAAGACCTTAAACCCTCGATCATTGATACTGGTTAACGGTAAAACTTCAAGGTCCCCGACATCGGGTTCACCAATTAATATTTGCCAGTCCATGGGCATTTTAATTATATGCTCGCCTACTCTTAGAACAAGAGCAGGTGCATTAAACGATTCGAGAAAAATTAGTGGTATGTAATGATAATCGGGGTCTGCCGGATTAGAATTATCTAAAATGGCAAATCTCATGTCATCAACTTCTTCGGGTAACGTTTCTAGATCGTAAGCGATGTTTTCAAGTGTTAGTATTCTCATAAATCCATTATACACAATATTTTGCTAGCAGTCAAGTATTTTACCTGCTAGCTGTAAAGAATTTTGTATATAGTCTTTAGGGTGTATGTAGCGGCCGCCCCAGGCAAATCTAATTAACGGATTAAACATTATTGCATTAATGAATGAATTTCTATTATTGGACCTAGTAAAGATTTAAAGTTTTTTATATCAATCATGTTAGGTCCGTCACTTGGTGCACGATCTGGATTCTCATGAGTTTCAATAAAGACTGCACTTAATGTTCCGGTGGCGGCGGCTGC